ACACTAAGTCCATGTAGTGTACAAAGTTCATCACCAAATTCTTTAGCCAACTTTTTCCATGCCCTTTGTTGCCCAGGTGTAATAGGAGTACGTTGTGGGCGCAGTTCGCTAGCTTTACTGATAGCACGACAGATAGCATCTTCTGCTACTCTACCGGAGGCAATCATTGGAGCATATGCTGGATCAATATTAAACCTACGACTCGTACCACCGGGATAACTCATGACAAGATGAGTACCTTTGGTAAAACTGTCTAAAAATTCATTGTCATATTCTGCTACAGGAACGTATTTACGACCAACTTTTTCATAGTAAATTTTTTTCATTGTAATTGAAACTTCTTTAAGTAGGTTTTAACCAATGTGGTGTCACTTTCTTCTGGCACTAAGTCATCATACATAACTTGCATTCTAGTGAGTTCTTGTCTATATGCTTTGATAATCCACATAGCATATTCTTGATCCTCTTGATCCATGCTATTCCACCAAGTTTCTAATTGCTCAGGAGTACGGTTAAGAATGTAATAGATGTTGTTCATATCTTTGTCGTTCATATCAATCTCCTAACACTTCCCAAAATAATTCTTTTTCTTTAACATATGCTACAGGCACAAGCCAACCATGCTCTAAACATTCCTGAATCAAACTTTTATAATTATCAGGGCATCGTTGACTAATCTCCATGCCAGCACGAGGAACCATTTGTATACCATCCGTCATGAAAAAGTTTTCATCACCTCGCTTGAGTTTCTTAAAAGTTTTATCAGGAAATGTAAATGTCAAGATAATACTCCTACATAAGGACTGTTCAACCATTTACTGTAGGTCTCTGCTTGTTCTGAAATTTTCGTCAACTCATACTTACCACAAAACTTCATAAAGTGAATGCCAACTTGTGGAATAGTATTTATTCGGACAGTCTCACGAATACGTTGGTCAACTGCTTGCTTGATATCATCGGGCTGACAAGTTAAATCAATCAACATACGATTACGTTCGTATGCATCCTTAACACGAATCTCATTACCTTCATGATCGGTCCAGCGTTGGAGCATCAGATTATTCCAATTGAAGCCCATCTTGTTACGGTCCTCGTATGCTTCACGAATACCAACTTTATTCTTACTACCAACCTCACGTACACCTGGATATGCACTAAACACGTTGTCCCCGGCGTCACCCCTAATTAATTTTTTAAATAGTAAATATTCAGGGTCTTCAAGTAACTTGGGCTCTTTAGTTTTCTTATCAAGCACTGGTTTACCATTTTCTTTGAGGTAGCCACCTAATGTGATTAGTTCATTAGTTACACCATTGTACTGATGCACAGTTTCAGTAATAAGTTGAACATAATCACTGTCAGTTGAAATTATATAGTGTGTATCTTCCGGGTGCAAGTGAATGAATCGGGCAATCATATCATCTGCCTCAGCACGTTCGTGGCGCAATACAGATACATTGGTCTTCTCTTTGATGTATGTGGTAAACTTTTCGTAAGTATCCCAAAACATTGCCGATTCTTCAGCCTCAGCTTCAGTAATCGATTGTGCGTCAACAATACGATTCTTTTTATACGGAGCATATAGGTCTTTGCGAAATGAGCGACCCTCTAAACAGAATACAACATGGTCAATACCGTACTTACGTACAGCTTGATTTACACTTGCTAGTGTAATGTGTAATGCTTGTGCAACCTTTTCTTCTACGTTGGCGCCGCGTGATGCAACGTGACGGGCACGGAAGAATGTGTTTGCAGTATCGATGAGTGCGTATGTTGTCATGTGTCTATTATATACTACTATTTAGATTAGTTCAATCCAGATTGGGCAGAGTACCTAAATTAGGCAATTCTCTATTTTTACTAAAAATTTTCTTTAAGTATGACAAACTTCTAATATGACCATACCATTTACCCTTTACAGGATGACAAGTCCTACAAAGAGTTTGCAAGTTACACTTCCTATGATCTTCGTGAATATTATTGATATGATCCGTATCTAGTTGTGCCAAATCAAATATAGTGCTTGTACATTTGAATCCCAATCTTCCATCAATATTTTCACAGTAATCTACACGGTGTTGTTTGTAGATATAATCACCCATTCCATATTGAAGGAAATGATGAGAACTACATTTCTTGCGATAAATTTTACTGCCGTCTTTTCGTGTAGTACCTACATCTTGTCCTGGACTTTTGCAACCTTCTACTATACACCTGGGTTTACCTTTATGTCGTCCAGAAGTAATTAAATCTCTAAAAATACGTTGACCAGCCATAGTTAAACTCCTTTGTGAAAAAACGATTGTATCATTAAATCAATTTAATGTCAACTATTATTTAAGTTGTATTTTTGCAACGTTTAATCGTGAAAAAACGCTATCGCCAAATGCCCAATCTTCAGGCATGCTTGTTTGCATGTCTAATTCATTGTCAAGCAATTCAGCTTCCTCGTTTGTAATCAGTACAATAGCCAAATTGTTTTTAATCATTTGTGCTACTTCTGTTACACTGCGTTTTTCCATAGTCATTGTAACTGCTTGATTAAAAATCATAATACAAGGAACAATGTGTTCACGGTACGTGTTTTCTTTAGTACGCTTTACTGATTCTCCGATGGTAATCAAATGGTCGATGCTGTCGCCCTCAAGCAATGCTCGGGCATTCTCTAGACCAAAACCATCTTCGTTATCAATAAAATAACGAAAACGATTGGCAATCTTTTTAAAGATATCACGTTCGGAAACTTCACGTGGAATGGGTTTGATAGCTTGACCTCGTACCTTGCGTACAATAGTCTCAATAGCTTCAATGGTGCCAACGATGATCCAAAAGTTTTCAAGCACATCACCATCAAAGGGGATGTTCATAAAGTCTTTTGCATCTTTGCGCTTTTCACTACGCTTGCCTATTTTCTCAGTAAATCCTTGCGCTAGGATTTGCCTACGCATTTCTGCCACATCTTCTGGACGTGCAAGCCACCCAATAGTATAGTGATTCTTCTTAATTTCGCACTTTACACCATTGTTAGTATAAAGTACACAATTACTTTGTTCCTCGTATACACGTTCCGTGTACCCCCGTTCCTCACATGAGGTCTTGAAAAGATTGAAGGGTATAGCTGCCATAAATTGACTTTCTGTGATTGAAAATCAATTATAGCACACTATGTATTATTTGTCAACCAAACTCAAATAGGTCAGTTTCTGCAATTTTTAATCGGCGATCAGGCCTAGCTTGTAAATGATGCCCATTTCTAATTGTAACTACAGGGTGGCACATACCACACAACACCTCAATGTTACTAGGATCACGATTTCCGTTACGACCATCAATGTGATTTATTTCCAATGTAGAGGGATCTAATATAGTTGAACAAACACAAGGGAACCCGTAATGACCATCATGGTTAGCACAACCTTGTTGCATTTTCCATTTATCTACTTCATCTTTTCTATGTGTTCTATGAGCGGAACAAACTTGTTTGTTTGTGTTTTTTGTTTTACTATGTTGACCAACTGTGTTGTTACAGTTAGGCATTGAGCATTTTAAAAATTTAAGAGTTGCCATTTAGCTTACCTCAGTTCGTCCATCACCAATATTCTTTGTACGAACCATTCGCAAGTCACGGTTCGTGGGATCAGCATCTTGCTGTTAGTACATTTCTAAAACAATAGTTCTACAAACGTCTTGAAACCATCTATCGATGATATCTCTGTCAGTATCTTCTTTTGATTTCATGTACCCAGTCTTTACTAGTTTAGCAATGAAGATTTCATTCCAGTCTAGTTCAAAACTACCATCGTGAATGTTGGCAGGATCTATTTCCATGCTCAATACATTCACATAAGGTTCGCCTGCTGCCGTTGCTCTGTCTTTAGCAGACACGACCGGATCAGGCTTCTTCTCCTTAGGCTTGCGAGGTTTCTTAACCTTAGGTTCTGCTTTTACCGGTTCTATTACAGGCTCTGTTTTTTTACCAAATAGTCTATCAAATAATCCCATTTTGTTTTGCTCTTTCAAGTAGTTTAAAGCTAGCCAAGTTCTTACCTTTAGCTTCACACATTATATCAAACTTATCATAGAATGTCAATGCCCAATCGTTCACTGCATCATTCCAAAAGTAGTCACTGTGTGCCCGAAGTTTCTGCTTACTGTATCCTTCAGTAATCAACGCACTATGATCGGGTAATTGTGTAGTGGAATGATTTGTGAGTACATCTTCGCGGCTAACACTGTAATGCATAGTAGGCCTGCAACCACGCCAACTGTCAATAACACGCTGTACAAGCGTATCATTAGATTGAATATATGTTCCTTCCCTAATCCAATTATGATGCATGTCCATGACCGTAGGGACAAGGTCAGATAACGATAAGCAGTCAGATAGTCCATGTGTGTATTCCTCATTCTCTAGTGTAAGTGTGTTGCGGGCTTCGGGTGATAGTCGATTATACACATCACGAATGCCCTGTGGACCTTTACGACCACTGATGTGTACATTGATTTTAATATCTTGAAATTGTTTACCATAATTCATCCATCGAGCCATGTCAGTATGATATTCAAATTCTTCTATACTCTTATTTACTACCTCTTCACGGTCGCTAGCTAAAACAACAAATTGGTCAGGGTGAAAACTTAGACGAACATTGTTTTGTCGTGCAGTTTCACCAATTGGTGCCATCCAACGTTCTAAGCTAGATTGAACATCAATACTGTGCCAGAATTCTTTGTAATCGTCATGTGTATAGAAGCTGAACATATCACTAGTTAGACGAACCATGCGTAGACTGGGTTCTAGCGTTGCTACCTTTTTAACTAGTGCATGAGTAGCAAGAATGTTGCTTTTTGCTACATCAATAATTTTTTGTTCTACAAGTTCACGCTTGTTACGCTGTGCCCAAGCAAGTGTAGTGCCACCAGTATTCAGTCCTTCTACAGACGCAATCTCTCCCTTCTTGTTAATTTCAGCAAATTTACAAGCAAAGCCAATGCGTTTAGTAGTAATGTCAAAAGAGTGCATAGTAGTCCAAAGTGATAAATAATACATGTAGTGTAACATACCTACGCAATAAAGTCAACTATTTACGGATAATACTATGAGAATAAAAGAATTTATCAATGAAGCAGCCAATCCAGCACAGCAAGCTGCCATTGCTATTGCCATGAAGAAAGCTGGTAAAAAGCCTAAAAATGAAGGCTATGCAATGGAAGATGAACAAGTCAATGGCATGGCTCAGGGTGAGATTCGTGAAATAATTAGAAATGCTGTAAAAATCAAAGAAAAACTAGACAGTGGTACTAGTTTAGACGGTTGGATGTACAGCTATGTTACTACAAGTAATGATCGTTTAAATAGTGTAGCTGAACAAATTGGTAATCCTAATATTGATGAAGAAGAACTAGAAGAAGGTGAGAACTGGTCAAAGCACAATAACAAACGTGTAGGTGGAATGAGTAAAAAATCCGTAAGTAGTTATCGCCGTAGTCATCCTGGTAGCAAGATTCAAACAGCAGTTACAACTAAGCCAAGCAAACTTAAAAAAGGCAGTAAGGCTGCTGCCCGTCGTAAATCATTCTGTGCTAGAATGCGCGGGATGAAGAAACATCGTACCGGTGCTAAAACAGCACGTGATCCAAATAGTAATATTAACAAGAGCCTACGTAGATGGCATTGTGAAAGTGTTGAACAATTAGAACAATTGGTAATGTTGGCAGAACAGAAAATTAGGAATCTTAAAAAATGAACTTCAAAGAATTATACGAGGGCGTAGAGCCAACAATGCCCGGTGCCCCTAAGGGTATTCAGATTATGACACCTCAGCAATTCGTTGCCAAAGCTGGTGATATGCCCGGTGAAGAATCAGAGCAAGGTGTGGTGGAAGGCTTGGATCCAGACAAGAGAGCAAGACTTGATGATCTTATCGGCATGTATAGAGACAGCACAGACCCGTCAGACTATTATGATTCTGAATACGAAGATCCAGAAGAAGTTCTAAACATGATTAGAGCAGAGTTTGGTGACCGTGTTGCCAGTCAAATAGAAGCTGGTACAGACAAGATGCACTTCCCTAGAAAAGATCACGATCAAGGTTACGATCCAATGAGTTGGAAAAATCCAATAGACAGACAGACCAAAGCAGGCAAAATGTACAAGCAGGATAGTGACTATAGAAAGAATACTATCAAGTCAAGATATAGACTAAGTGGTAAGAGTGCAACTGAAGGTGTAGCGGAAGGGCTAGAGCACCTAAACAGAATTCGCAAACTATCTGGCTTAGATGAAGCTACAACATTACCAGCAAGTACCCGTGACTTGAAGGGTCAAGAGTTCCAAGACTATATGAATCGTATCAAGGGAACTGATGACATTGATAAGAAGACCGGTCAAGTTAAATTAGACAAAAAGGGCAATGAAAAGTATGTCTCTGGTAAGACTAAAGGCGACAAGTACAAGATGCCTTATATCCATCGTTCAAGTATCATTGAATATTTAGGTCCAGATGGTAAGACATATGATGAAGATAAAATTAAACAATCATTATCACAACGCCCAAAATCATTACTAAAGCAAAACGAAAAGATGAAGCATAGTAACGGAGAGTTTGAGCAATTCTTCAATGTTGGCTTTGCCGCATTAACGGGTATTGCAGTAGATGAATCTACTAACAATCTAATCATTGTTAACACATGTCCGGGTGCCGGCTCGTGTAAAGTAGATTGTTTCGCCATGAAGGGTGGTAAAGTACAGTTCAAGGCTGCATGGCAAAGTGACGGAAGAATATTAACGTATCTATTGAATGATCCAAGTGGTTTCTTTAATCAATTAAGTAGTGAAATATCTAAAGAAGAAGCATTGGGTAAGAAGGGTGACAAGAAATTCCCCAATGGTTGGCAAACTACTATTCGCTGGCACGATGCAGGCGACTTCTTTAGCCCAGAATACCTAGACATGGCATTAAAGATGGCTGCAAAGCATCCTGACGTTAAATTCTATGCTTACACTAAGATGGCAGGTGCCGCACTTGCACAGAAACCACCAAACTTTATTATAAACTGGAGTGAGGGCGCCAACACAAGTCAAGAAAAGCAAGTTAAAGCAAAAGACGCTAACTTAGATACAACTAAGAATAGTCGTATCGTTCCTGATGACTTGTTCCAAGACTTGTTAGTTAAGGATGAAAAGAAAAACCTAGTTAAGGGGTCAAGTGGCCAATGGCAAGTACAACCTGACAAGTTACCTGAACTAAAACAAAGATTGGCAAGTGAGTATAAACTAAGTGCTAACAGTATCTTATCATACGATGAGTACATGGCCAAGCGTAAATCTATCCCGGCTGGTATGAAGTACAATGTCATCGTTGCTCCAGGTGAAGGTGACATCAGTGCTAACGATCCTAACATTATTTCAACATTGCTATTGAGACACTGATGCTATCCAAAGAGTTTATTTTTGAAAATACCAATGCTCATACTCAATTATGGCATGGAACATCTGAGCCAGCTGATGTTATTCGACAACAAGGTTTAAGAGGTGGTAGACACCATGCAGTATTTTTAACAGATAACCCTGACTTAGCATTAGAATACGCTGTGTCAGACCAAGAAAGAACTGGTAATGATTATGTAACATTAATCACAGTTGATGTAAATAAATTAGACCATAAAAAACTTGTAGGAGATTTGGATCATACTACAGTTGATAACTGGATTGACAGTTTAAAAGAAACAGACCAATGTATGTATTTAGGTGATATATTACCTAATATGATTACACAAGTTGATGATTATACAGACTAATGCGTGACTTAATTAATTTACTTGAGGATAAGTCAAAGGCTCAAGATATAGAAATCATTCCACTTAACTTTGAAGAGGGTGATTTAGCACCTGTACTTAGCAAAGAAAGCATACATTTTCATTATGATACTCTAGCTAAAGGTTATGCCAAAAGATACAACAAGGGTGAAGGTGATCCTGATTTTAACTTTGCTGGTGCATTCTTGCACAATACATACTTTCCGCAGTTTCGTGAAATAAGAAATAACAATAAACCAAACGGCCCTATGTTTGGATTTATCAATAAAAAGTTTGGTAGCTTTGAATCATTTTGTAAAGAGTTTGAAGAAACTGCCATGAAGATTCAGGGCAGTGGTTGGGTCTATCTTGCATACGATGGTGCCATTAAAACAATCAAAAACCATGAAGTACGTGATGACATACTGTTGCTTATTGACTGGTGGGAACATGCTTTTATACTAGACTATGGTAGTGACAAAAAGAAATACTTGAAAGAACAGTGGAAGATCATAAACTGGAACGTGATCAATACCAGGTGGGGTAAGAGTTTATGAGAGCAAAAGATTTTATTGTAGAGGGTTTAGGTCATCCGGTTATTGTAGTGGATGTTCAGCCAGAGTATTCTGGAATGAATGATGGCGATGAAAGTGATGTATTCCCCCAGATTATTAATTTTGTAAACAAGCAAACTGGTCCTGTGCTAATGTTTGTCAACGCTGAAGACCAGGGACTAAGTGGTGATAGTGTAGCCGGCATCAAAGAATATTGGAATGATACAGTTTGTCCCGAAGAAGAACGCTACACATATGATGAAGAAAATGACGAGCAGGTAGAGAATGCCAACTGCCCCGCAATCAACTGGAACAGGTTTACTATTGCAGATAAAGGGTATGGATACTTACGTTCATGGATGGATCACGGAATTGAACCAAGTACTATTATTGCAACCATACGTGAAATGTACGCACAAAAAGTCTCAGACACACGTGAATTACAATTCCCTGCATTTAACCGCCGTACCACAATACAAAGTTTAATTCAAGGTGCTATTGAGGAAATGGAAGATGATCCAATGAGTGTTGGTTGGGCTAGCATTGGTTTACTTAAAAGATTCAACGGCGCATACCTAGTAGGTGGCGGAAGAGAAGAATGCCTGCGTGAAGTAGAATTATTAATGAATGCGTTTAATATTAAATATAAACGTATTGATAGTTTGGTATATTAAATGAGAGCCACTGAATTCATTACTGAAATATTTCAGCCGGGTAAGAAGAACTGGGGATGGAAGTTTCGCGGTGGTGAAGAAGCCGCTGCCAATTTTACAGTAGGTGATAGAGATTATCAATGGCTTGCTTTTAGTAATCCACATAGTAACCCTACTAAGTGGGAAATACAATTTCGTTTGTTAAGAAATGATACTGATCCCGAATATTTAGACTTGTTCGGGCGTACTGGCACAGGCAATTCAGCACAAGTATTATCTACCGCAGTTGATATCACACGTGAATTTATCAAAGAGTATGGTCTTGATAAAGTAGAAGAAATTACATTCAACGCTAAAGAAGATAGCCGTATTGGATTGTATGCTAAGATGATTCAACGCTTGTTGCCTGATTGGGATTTATATCAGAAATATAGCAAAAACAACGGAATGGAATATCATTTAACTGACCGTAGAGCATATGACAAACCACAGAATAAAATGACAGAAGGCTCCAGTAACAATATACCAACCATTGGAATCAATGTACGAAATGATAAAGATATTGATTATGCTAGTTTGATAGTTGATGGAAAAAAGAAATACGAATCTAGAAAAACTGATAGTCTTAGACCATATGTTGGGAAAACAGTCGGTATTGTTAGAACCGGTAATGGGCCTGCTGTTGCAATTGGACAAGTAACAATTGGGGAACCGATTATAGTAGATGCGGAAAAGTTTAATAAACTACGCAATCAACATTTAGTTCCAAAAAGCAGTAAGTTTGATATAGATATTGATAGCACAAAGTATCTATACCCAATGATTAATCCAGTGCGTTGGGATAATGAAAAACCAATAAAAAGTAAAGGTATCATTTCTAGAAAAATACAAGAGCAAGGTTTAATAGAAAGCACATTAAGTGTTGATGTGCCCAATGAAGAATGGTTGCAAGATGCTATTGACTATGCTAAAAGTAAAAGTCCTGACCGTAATGGTCTGCCCTATATGGGCAAGACTACTGCCACTGCTAGGCGTGTTAACGTTCCAGTTGACCTACTAAGACAAATACCGGGTATGCGCCGTGAGCAATCAAATGTACGAAATGATGATCTTGTTGCCATAATGAAAATAATGAACACCACTGGTAAATTACCATTACACGGGCATACCGGCGAAGAGTATAAACCCTTCATTAATGTAGCATATGATGGTAGTGCATGGGTTAACGAAGGCAATCATAGAATCATGGCAGCCGCTAAACTTGGATGGAGTACATTGCCAATTGAGATTTCTTACTTTGACGGTGGCGAACGAATAAAATCTGGTCCAATGTATCCACCTAAGATTGGACTTTAAAGTTAAACTTTAAGCAACTCTTCCAAAGAGTAAAGATTCTGCATATAGGGTGATACATCTTCTAACACGGTTGAAGGTAAATCACCTTTTCTTTTCGGCCCTATTTTAACTTCAAAATCAACATTATTGACTTTCTTAAACATATTTACTATCTCTGTAACTGTTCTACCTACACCATGACCTAAACATTCAATACTATTGCTAGGGTTGTCAATAGCATGTTGCAATGCATCACAAATTTCATTAACATGAACATAATCACGCACACATGATCCATCACGTGTATCATAGTCATTACCGAATACAGTAAACTCACCGGTCTCGCACGCCTTCATTAGATTGTACATTAATCCATCTTTATTAGTTGGATCAAATCCATCACTGCCAATCACATTGTAGAAACGAAAGATAGAGTATGGTGTTTGTCTATGCAAGGTGCAAAATTCCTTAACTACATCTTCTGCGGCTTTTTTACTAGTACCATAAGGATCATAACAATACTCAGCAAGGCCTGTGCTAGCAAAGATAAAGTTTTTTGTCTTAATCTTGTTAACTATATTCATTGTACCGTTCAAGTTGGTGATATAATAACTAATAGGTCTTTGCTCACTCTCTCCTACATTGACTAATGCAGCTAAATGGATCACACAATCAAATTCTTCTTCAATGTTGAATTGCTGATTGATATTAATTTGAAGGAAGTTTTCTATTTCAGCTTGAGGAGCACGAATGTCTAATCCGTAAATTGTATATTCTTTCTCAAGCATCTTACATAGATGACTTCCTATATAGCCTGAACTACCTGTGATTAAAACTTTCTTTACCATTGAAATAATCCTTCACTTGTTTCTTCTATTGGTTCAAAATTAGGGTTTTTGGTTAAATATGTATCGTTGTCTGTGTGTATCACGCGAAACTTATGTTTGTTAGTTAACACACTACGAACATCATCAATACAAATAATACTACGACCTAGACTTTTAATGAAATCTTTATGTGTTGTAGTCGTTTCATTACAAATTTTAGCTGTGTTAGTATTAGAATTTTTAGGTGAAAAATCAGAAAAACACTCGTTCCACTTATGAAACACTGTAGATTCTTGTTGCTTTGCATGTTCTAGTGAATCAAGATTATACCATTTTTCTGCTTTCTCAAATGAGTCGTAAAGTTCTTGCGCTCGGTTAGCCATTGTCTTTTTAGTACAAGTGTAGAAATAGTCTGAGTTAAAGTTATTAGTCCAACGCTGATTTTCAAGTACTAATGTTGGTAGTTGAATATGTTGTTCATAGAATGCCATACCATAACTCTCAACAACACTAGGATTGAATGCAATTCTACTAGATGTAATAAAGTCTACTTTCTCTTTTCCAACAATACTAGCACGAACATCATACGTAGCACCAATCTTTTGTAGACGTTCTTCAAACTTCTTAACGCCGTTGGGGCTAGTCATAACTTTAGCTGGTAGTTTAGTTTGTTCAATCAAATCAATAAACAATTCAGGATTTTTTCCTTCTTCCCATCGACCAACAAACAACACACCTTCTCTAGGGTTGTGATGTTCTTCTAATAATGACTTTTCTGTAATAGGTATAGGTAAATGATAAGCACTGGTAAATTGTAACTGATTGAATTTGCTTTGTGTGCCAATAGTGATACCGTACAATTCTAATTGCTTACGCATCATTTCATTAGTTGATATTAAAAAAGGATTCTTTGTATCTTTGAATATCTGACTCTCTAAATGAGTATACGCAATGATTTGTATGCAGTCTTCAAGACCCATTGAATTGGCTACTTGAATACTTTCATATGTGTTACAAACAAATACATCGTACAAGTTATGTTCTAATGCTTCCACAATACTATTGCGAAAATTAGCCATACGTTCATAGCAGAATGTATCACCGTACATAAAGATGTTACTATGTGCTGTGTAGGGTAATGACTCTTTTGGACTAATGATATTTGCCTTTAATGATTTTATAAATTCATTATCTTGTGGTTCTTTGTCAGTAATGATATCAACTTTGATATTGTAACTATCCATCAACTCACAGAAACTTTTAGCAAACTGTCCTATACCACCATGCGGTATCAATGTCTGATAACTTACCAAAAAGCCAATACGTTTGTCGTATGTTCTCATTGTTTTAATTTCCAAATTATATGTTCGTTTTTGTCATGCCAGCGATATTCAAATATTGTATCTCCAGGACCCATAATCATTCTGGTCATACGATAGGCCTTCTTCAACCAAATGTGTTTACCTGATATACCACATCTCTGCGGTAACCAAGCAAACTTGTATTCGGTTCCCATCATTCTTTCATAGAAATGATCGTATGATTGTGTTTGTGGCATTATGTCCCCCACTCGTTCTTAAATAATGGCACTTGAAGTCTATCACTATAACGCCAGCCTCGCTTCATTGCCGCAATCGCTACATTCTTAGCATTCATGTTGTACATACTTTCAACACCACCGCACGGCATTAAGTATACAGGACCTCTAAATCCTGCAGCACGATATACCGTAACTGCTTTTTCTGCTTCTAGCACATCATCTTCTGTTGCCACAACAAATTTAAGATATACAAATCCAACGTCTTCATACTTGCAAATGATTCTTGGACATATAGCTTCTTCCCACTTTTCACCACTGATACTTAGTTTAGGACTGACACTAAATGTCAATGCGTTTTTCTCTCTGTTAATCTTCCACTGATGTAAGAAGATTGAAAGATCCTGACTTAGTTCTTGTGTACCATTAGTTTCAAATGTAATCTCTTTGAGAGCCTTCATTTTCTCATTTGAAAGTAATTCAGGATATGCTCTTTGCCATCCTAGTAGAGGTTCGCCTCCTGTGATAACCAAATGCTCATCCATCCAACGCTTGTGAGGAAGTATATCTATAATGCTGTCAACAATACTATCAGTAGTGAGCATAGGACTAAGATGTTTAAAACGAGGGTCCCATGATGCATAACTATCACATCCCGTGCTGACAAGCGGTAAGGATTTATAATCTGTATAATCTTCTGCTTTAATTGCAATAGTATCTCTCTCACTACTTGATTCTCCCTTAGGCATACCAAAGCCACCGCATGTGAAATTACATCCAAAAGTTCTTAGGAAAATACTTGGTACGCCCATGTATCTACCTTCACCCTGAATACTATAAAATAATTCTGAAATTTTTAGTTGTGCCATATTACCAATGTCTGATTGTGTTTGCTATGATGAAACAACATGTTATCACATGTAAGACCACCCAGAAAGTTTTTAGGAACAATGCAATCCTTGCTTCACCCAATGTAAGAATAGGAACATCAGGGCGATCATCATCTGTGTTGCCCATTAAATGACCAGTCGCTCTTGCCCAGATTTTTTCTAAACTATTCACGATTATCCCTCATAAGTGGCACTATTGGCACCATGTTCTGCACACTCTACTCGAACACAGTAACAACGATTGTTAGTTTTATCTCGAATCAATTGGTTAGCAAAGTTAAATGCATGTTCGGCAAACTTCTCTGCACCCACACCGTCAAATAATCTAATCTCAGCTAGATTCAACGCTTCGAGTTCTCGAAATTTAGTCAAGTATGGATCATTTTTATCTAGTGCCAGTTTGTGATCAAAGTGATCTTCCAGCCATGCTTTAAGCGGTTTAAGTCCGCCAAAGTCTACTGCCCAGTTTTTGTTATCTAAACTATCACATCCAAATGTGAATGTGAACCCTAGACTGTATCCATGTAGCAAGTGACAGTGACTATGATCTGCATTTGGTTGTCTGAACACAGCACTGAGACCTATGTTGTGCCCATAGTGTTTTGTTGAATAATATTTTGCCATCTAATTCTCCTATGTTAATTATAGCATAGGCGGCGGAGTTTGTAAAGCGGGACGATGCCAAGACCGCTATCTTTATTTACCAAATCCTAAAGATTTGCGAATCTTAGTTGCGCTAATACTATGTGTAGCATCATCAAAAGTTTCTTGTTCAATAGTATAACCCACATCACGCCCATACGTAATGTTAGTGATATTTGGAACTACTTGAATTTCATATTGACCTTGATATAGCATATCCAAGTCACGTTTGATAAAGTTCTTTACTTGTTCAATGGCAAATGGATTAGTTCCATTCCAACCCTGACAGTCTCTAATCTGAATCACTACTTGCCCAGTTTTAGCAATAGCACGTTCAAACAACTTACGATGTCCTTCGTGCCACGGTTGCCAACGACCTAACATTTGTACAGTAGGCTTTTGCCAATCAAATACAGGGCGTAACCGATTGTCTAGTATATGTGCGGCAACAAACTCTCCCCACTTCTCACACTTTTGTTCTGTGATTCTAAAGTCATACACTTCAGGAGGTATAAAAGCTTTGTTAGTGTCTTCGTAGCGGCCTTTGTCAATCGTATCTACCCATACAGTCCAGTCTGCTTTAAAGTTGTTACGCATTTCAACTAGTGGTGCAACAAAGTCACATATAACATAATCTACATCTGTCATTGCATCTGCTAGTTCACGCATACGCAGACTTTGACGAACACGACCTTCTGTGCTAAAATCCCAATCGTTGTATTTCTTTCTAACATCATCAGCATTCAACCAACCTACACGTTTCTTATCTGCTTGCAGATGGTCAACAATATGTTGTGCTAGATATGTTTTTCCTGCTCCTGGCAGGCCCATTACTAATATTCTTTTAGGCATTTTTAATTTTCTCCGCTTCTGCTACACGTTTGCGTAGACTTGAACTACTGAACGAATGGTCTCGTCCGTTAAAGACTAACTCTATATTGCGCTTTTCACAGATAGCACGACCAGTAAAGTCTTTCTCCATATATTCTACCCCCAAGATACGAACATCAACTGGTAATGTTAACAAGATATCTTCA